TAAATAGTGGTCGCCGTAAGGCGAATGACTTGGATAAGTGGTGCTGGATTACTGATGCTCCTCCTGCTCTTGGTAGCGATTCTTCGTTACCTGAACGGAAGGTTTATCAGATGATTCGGCAAAACATTATTCCAATGTTTTTCGCCTCTGGCTTCTACTATTGTGGACTTGCCGAAACTGATCTCATGAGCCGTTTTTGCGGTTATGTTAGCAGTCGGTATTGTCCTTCACCTATGAGCTATGAGGATTTTCGCATGGTAGTGTTTTAGCAGCACTACCCACATCCATATGGAGAGTTTATGAAAGAGCATGAGCTCGATCGTCACGTTGAGGTGGCTGAAGCCATCCTTCGTGCTCTCGATTGTCCACGTTCTTTGGCGGTAGTAATACTACTAAGGAACAAGATGTGGGACGAGATCGCTAATCTAAAACTTAATCCCTTAGATTTTAATGACCCAGACGAGTTCTTCCTTGCTCATCAGGCCACGAAGCTTTTATCTAAAGCTAAGTGGTTACCGACGAGCATAGATAAACGTCAGGTCGCTAAGGATAAGTTTTTAGAGTCCGAACAACTCTGCTTCCGCACAAACTCGATCTGGGCATCTTTCCGTCAGTCGGAGTTAAACCTCCAACCTGACTTTCGGCAGATACTTCATTCTGCCAGAAGAAAAATCGGAAAAGTGCTTGGTTCGAATCTTTATGCGTGGACTGAGTTGTGTGATTTCGGACCTGGAGCAGATGGTTCTACTGTGCACGGAATGACTTCCGCTTACAATAAACTAAGTAATCCAGGATGTGTTACCCGCGGTGCTTACCCCTATTTAAACGTCTTCTGTGAGTTAACTACTCTCGGTAGACTTTTTACAGGGAACATCGCAACTGGGCAGTTAGATATAACTGTTTCCAGGGGTAACTCGGTCACATTTGTTCCTAAGAGCGCTAAGACTGATAGACCTATTGCTGTTGAACCTCGTTGGAATATGTTTTTCCAGAAAGGTTTGGGTCGTTACGTTCGTAATCGGCTCAAACACTTTGGAGTAAACTTAGACTTTCAAGGTTTAAATCAAGCTCTAGCAATCTATTCGTCTCGTACTGGGAAGTACGCGACAATTGACTTAGCGTCCGCTTCCGACACTGTGTCATATGAGGTAGTTTCGGCATTGTTGCCTGAACCGTGGCTCACCATTTTTGATTCGCTTAGGTGTGGAGCCTACAACCTTGATGGTTGTTGGGTCCCATACTCTAAGTGGTCTTCTATGGGTAACGGCTATACTTTCGAATTAGAAAGTTTGCTGTTTTGGGCCCTTTGTAGTTCAATAGATGATGACATCTCCGTTTACGGTGATGATCTAATCGTTCCTACAAAGTCTTATGACTCAATCGTTAGACTCCTTGATTTTTGTGGCTTTAAGGTTAACACCGAAAAGTCATTCTCATCTGGCTATTTTCGTGAATCTTGTGGCAAAGACGCCTTTGATGGCGTCGATGTCACTCCGATTTATTGGAAAGAACCTCTTGATGATCAAGGTACTCTTACTCTGGTAAATCAGATTTCCGTCCTTGCAACTCGCTTAGGGTTCTCTGAGCTTCGTGCTCCGAGTCTTAAGAAAGTTTGGAAGGACCTGGTTTACCGGTTACCGAAGCGTTTCCAGCAGCGAGGACCAACCCTTATCTCTACAGTTGTACATGACACTTCTAGTGCATGGGCTTCTGTAAGGAAGAATGGTTGGGATGGCGTTTACATCAATATTTGGGTGCCTGTACCTCGACGGTTCAGGTATCTTCATTATGATGCCGCTGTCGCTTCACATCTGTTACGCCGTGAGTGGTCTAATTTGGGTGTTCAGTTGGCTCGGTCTGATCTTAGTGATCATGCCTTGTCCTTTTCTGAGCTTCCCAGCTTAGGCTCTCATGGTTATACAGTACGTGACCGCGTTGATTGGAAGAAGAGAACAGTCTTTGTACCCTGCGGGTATAAGGACCTAGGACCCTGGGGATCCTAATCTCCAGACCTTTCTGCCCGGTATAAACTCCGGACTGGAGCGGTCGTGAGAAATCACGACTTCTT